GATGACATTGAAATCATCGATGATACTCCTGTACGTCAGGTTCAGAAGGTTACCGCCGAAGATATTAATGTTCAAGAAGACGTTGATGCAATCTTCAATGGTACCGATCTTGACGAAGATTTCAAGGAAAAGGTTGCTACCATTTTCGAGGCAGCAGTGGTTTCTAAGGTTAACGAGCAGGTCGAGAAGTTTGCTGTAGAGGCAGAATCTGATCTAGAAGTTTCCCGCCAGGAAACAGTTGATGAACTTACCGAAAAGGTTGACTCATATCTTGACTACGTAGTTCAGGAATGGGTTGAGGATAACAAGCTCGCCATTGAAAAGGGTGTTCGCGCCGATATGGTTGAGGATTTCCTCAAAGGCCTTAAGGGTCTATTCGAAGAGCATTATGTCGACATTCCAGAAGAGAAGGTTGACGTTGTTGAGGAACTCATTGCTAAGGTTGATGAGCTCGAAGGCAAGCTTAACGAAGAGACAGATAAGAATGTCGAACTACTTGGCAAGGTCAAGCAGTTTGAAAAGGAAGCAATTTTTGCAGAAGCTACAGAAGATCTCACCGACACACAGGTCGAGAAGCTACGTAGCCTTGCAGAAGGTGTAGAATTCTCTTCAGCTGAGGATTTTCAGAAGAAGATCGGTATGCTGAAGGGACAATATTTTGATATTGATGAAGAGACCCATGTGGTCGTCGTCGATGATGAAGATGGTCCCATTTCTCTTGAAGAAGAGATCCAAGGTCCAACAGGTGCCATGGCAGGATATGTGAATGCCATTTCAAAATCTGCTAGAAAATAATATTATTATAAATAAACAATGAAGGCTGATATTTACAGTTAAGGAGAAACAAAAAATGTTCCTATCTGAAGATCTACAGAAGAAGTGGCAGCCAGTCATTGAGCATCCTGACCTCGGAGAGATTAAGGATCCTCATCGCCGCGCCGTCACAGCAACTCTTCTAGAGAACCAAGAAAAGGCTTCACGTGAAGCTTCTTTCGGTTCCGGTGGCTATCAGATGCCATCACTACTCGGCGAAGCCGCACCAACCAACGCAATGGGTGCTTCAAGCTCCACTGCTTCCGATGGTGCAGTCGACATCTTCGATCCAGTACTTATCTCACTGGTTCGTCGTTCCATGCCAAACCTCATTGCATATGATGTCTGCGGCGTTCAGCCAATGACAGGCCCAACAGGTCTTATCTTTGCAATGCGTCCACGTTACAGCTCACAGGCTGGTTCAGAGGCCCTCTACAACGAGGCAGTCACAAGCCACTCCTCAACAGCTAACAACAGCGTCGGTGGTGTTACATTCACCACACTCGACGGTGCCGCAGCTGCTCAGGATGGTTCTGACCCAACGGATCGTGCTTCTGGTTCCGGTTATACCGTTGCCACAGGCATGGGCACATCAACCGCTGAAGCTCTAGGCGATTCTGCTAATAACAGCATCTCCGAGATGGCATTCAGCATTGAGAAGGTTGCAGTAACTGCAGTCTCACGTGCACTCAAGGCAGAATACACCATGGAACTTGCTCAGGATCTTAAGGCAATCCATGGTCTAGACGCCGAGACCGAGCTCAGCAATATTCTCTCTGCAGAAATTCTTGCTGAAATCAACCGCGAAGTCATTCGTACAATCAACTACACCGCAACAGCCGGTGCTCAGTCAAACGTAACCACAACCGGTACATTCGACCTCGACGTTGATGCAAACGGTCGGTGGAGCGTTGAGCGGTTCAAGGGCCTAGTCTTCCAGATTGAGCGTGAAGCCAATCAGATTGCTAAGTCAACACGCCGTGGCAAGGGTAACGTCCTAATCTGTGGTTCAGATGTTGCATCTGCTCTTCAGATGGCTGGTGTACTAGATTACACACCTGCTCTAAGCTCCAACCTAAACGTCGATGACACAGGCAATACATTCGCCGGTGTTCTAAACGGTCGGGTTCGGGTATACGTTGATCCATACTTCTCCAGTGCTTCTGGCGACCAGTATGTCACCGTCGGCTACAAGGGTTCCAGCGCATTCGACGCCGGTCTATTCTACTGCCCATACGTACCTCTACAGATGGTCCGTGCGGTCGGTGACCAGACCTTCCAGCCTAAGATTGGCTTCAAGACCCGCTACGGCATGGTCGCCAATCCATTCGCAACAACAGCCGCAAACGGTGTTATTTCTAGTCAACAGAAAAATATTTACTACCGTATGGTTATTGTTTCAAATCTTATGTAATAATAAGATCCGATATAATCGGGCTCAGAGGGAGGCTTCGGCCTCCCTCTTTTTTTGTATTTGTGGTATTATAAATAGTAATATGTGGATACGAAAGAACTTAGTTACCGTTGACGTAATTTACTACATGCCAGACTATACTGATATCATTCAACAGTTTATCTGGCAAACTGTTGATGTCACACCTGAATTACCAAGAATTCATAAATTCTTAAATTATTGGCATTATAATATCGAAGCAGTAATTAAACAGATTATGGTTTCATATACCGATAGCCCAAAGGGTTATAGAAATGCTGAAGTTATAAAAGAGATTAAAACATGGCATTGATTCCAAAAGTAGGAGTAGATCTTCTTGATAGTGAATCTCTTACAGAAAATATAAACTTTTTATCACCACTCGGTTTTCGGTTTATTCTAAACCGTGCGCCAAACGTTGAATACTTTTGTCAGGCAGCTACTCTACCAACTATTTCTATGGTAGAGGTAAATGCACCTAACCCTATCGCACAATCGCAGCATCCAGGTGATCGGATCACATACGAGCCATTTAACCTACGCTTTCGTGTAGATGAAAATATGAGGAACTATCTTGAAGTTCACGATTGGCTTATAGGATTGGGGCACCCAGAAAGCCTCACTCAATATGCAGCGTTGAGAAGATCGTCAGGCGTCTTTTCAGATGGTTCAATTATCATCCTATCTCATAATCAAAATCCATCAGTAGAAATTTCGTTTGAAGATATGTTCCCTCTCTCGCTATCGCCTTTGGCGTTCGACGTAACAGGGACAGACAGCGAATATCTAGAGGCAGAGGTTACATTTCGTTATCGAAAATTTAATGTAAGAAAGTTATAGAAATCTATTTACTTTCCCGATAACCATGTTATAATAGGCTTTGAGCCGTTTTTAAGGGTTATTATATATGATTACTATTACTGATTCCGCTAAACAATATCTCAATTCAGTCAGAGGTGATGACTACGTTACTCTTTCTGTAAAGGGTGGTGGTTGTGCTGGTATGCAGTATGTATGGGGCTTTTCAAAACATTATCCAGATGTAGAATGGTCTAATCCTATTGATGATTGTCTTTTGGTGGATCCTCTAGCAGAATTATATATATTAGGAAGTGAGATTGATTATGTAAATGAACTTGGTGGTTCTTTTCTTAAGGTGAATAATCCATCATCTACTTCTAGCTGTGGGTGTGGTGAATCTTTCGGAGTGTAATGTGAAGATTGAAGAAATTATATCTATGTGGCAAGGTGATGCCAAGATTGACGAGACGGAATTATCTCGTGAAAGTCTGAATATACCAATTCTACACGGTAAATATTTAAAACATTTTTCTGATGAGAGGCTGAAACTTCGTGCTCTCAAAATGAAACATAAAATACTAGAAACTTTTTGATTAAAAATAGCATCGATTTTTTGAAATTTACGGGTGGTCAGTGATGCTTTATATTATGGACAAAATAACAATGAGAACAAATGTCCAAAGCAGCATGGAGTACTTCGAATTTATTATTAGAACAGAATGATATATGTGGAAATACCTTGATTATTTCGAAGGCAAATGAAGTATATATGAAAGTGGATGCAGAGCCTGTGATTCGACAGGAACTGTCCGATTATTTTACGTTTACTGTACCGGGTGCAAAGTTTATGCCTTCGTATCGTAATCGTATGTGGGATGGTAAAATACGTCTCTATAACGTGATGACTAAGGAATTATACCTTGGTTTATTACCGTATGTGCAACATTTTGCCGACGAGCGTGAATATGAAGTGGAAGTTGAAAATGATATTGATTTACAAGAATCGTTTTCACTCGAAGAAGCAAACGAATTTATCACCACCTTGCAAACCAAATTTACCCCTCGCGATTATCAAACGGAGTCTTTTGCTCATTGTATTAGGAATAATCGGAGTTTACTTGTTTCACCTACAGCTTCGGGTAAGTCTTTTATTATATGGCTTTTAACTCAGTGGTATGGTGATAGCAAAACACTTCTGATTGTTCCGACAACATCTCTTGTACATCAAATGAGATCAGATTTTATTGAATATGGTTCAAATGAGAATGATATTCATATTATCATGAGCGGTCAGGAAAAGATGACCGATGCCCGCGTCGTAGTCTCAACATGGCAATCAATTTATAAATTACGCAAGGATTGGTTCGCACAATATGATTTGGTCATTGGCGATGAATGCCATTTGTTTAAGGCAAAGTCACTTACCTCGATTATGACTAAACTTCTTGATTGTAAATATCGGTTTGGTTTTACGGGTACCTTGGATGGTACACAAACTCATAAATTGGTTTTGGAAGGTTTATTTGGTAAGGTAAAACAGTTTGTAAAAACCAGAGAACTGATTGATCAAAATCATCTTGCTAATTTTAAGATCAAGGCATTAGTACTAAAAT